CATCTTTTTGGCGCCAGTTTTGATCATTGTCATGGCTTCGCCACCATCACCAAAGAATTCTTTGAATGCTTTTCCAACGCTGGCTATAAAAACTTTTGGATCACTTGGCTTTTTCCTAAAAATTGCCAAAGCTTTCGAGATTGATGCTGCAAATTTTCCATATCTTTTTGGATCGAATAATTTTGCTACGCCACCAAGGAGATCTTTTACACCAGGAAACATATCTATAAAAGCCTGACCTAGTTGTCTACCAAGGTTATACATGATATTCATGGTCTTGCGCAAGTTAGAGAATATTAGTCTCATTTCTTTAGACTTCATAATCCCAGCGCTGAAGCCTTTGAGGAGTGCATCAAAAGGACCATTCATCTTGGTTAAACCGCCGCTAGCCTCGATCAATTTTGTGATGGATTTTGTGAGCTCTTCCGTCGCCTCTTGCTGAGTCATTGCTCCGTTGGCAGCTTCGTCTGCTGCTTTTTCCATGTCATCTAGACCGATATCAGCATTTGCGGGGTCGAACATTCCAGCAAGTTCATCTGCGCCCATGCCAGTGATCTCCGCCATGCGAGCCTTCTCTTGGCGGCTCATCTCGGCAAAGTCCTTGCCCGTCTCTTGGAAGGCCTTCCTGACCATCTCAGCCTTCTCGGCCGGGTCAGCTGTCATCAATTCCATCGCATCAATAGACATACCAAAGGAACCAGCAAGTTCAGCTGCGGCCATGGCAGCACCCTCAAAGTCATCAGTCTTTGCAGTGATTCCCTGCAATGCCTTAATGGATATTCCTAATTTATCTGCGTACGCAGCCGTAGTGGCAAGCTCTTTGGGTGTCATTGTTCCGAAGGTGGCGAAATCCTTCGTCATCTCACCAATGTTTTTGCCCATTTTCTTAACGTTAATACCAAACTTCTTAGACATGTAGGCTGTCTGGAGGTTTATTGAATCTGTAAACTCTCCAACATCCGTGCCAGTCAACGATGCATTTTTACCGAAAGCTGCTAAAGTTTCTCCCGAAAGACCTAGCGCTTTATTGGCTAATAGCATAGCGCCAGTATTTTTCTCTATGAGTTCAGTTAAATATTGGGCTTGATCGCCAGCCTCACCCATTATCGTGCCGACGTCTGCAATTGCTTTCGCGACGCCGCCTGAGCCTCTACCATATATGGTTGAAAGATTTATTCCTGACATGGCTGCAGTGGCAGAGCCATCTCTTAAGTTATCAATTGCGGCGTGGGCAGCATCGAATTCTTCGCCGGCTCCGCCCACAGTCTCCTTTAATTTTTCATACGCATTGCCTATAGCGTCCGCTCCGCCGCCTCCGGCCTGGGCTTGGGATGCGAGCCAACCCATAGTACCAGATAAGCCGGTTAAAACACCCGTAGCTGTTTTTTGAATAAAGCTAACAGCAGTAGACAGACCTCCTGTCATTGCTGAGACTGTAGCTTGAACCTTTTTAGCCGCGCTGGCAATCCCAGCAAACATTCCGGCCACAGCTCCCATTTTCATGAAAGACTTACCCATCCCTTTGCCAGATTTACCAGCTTTACCAAGAGCGCTAGCCATTTTGTCAGCACCGCCAGCTCCCTCTAAGGCAGCATCACCAGCGCCCCTAATAGCCTCAGTCATTCCACCGAGCTCTTCGGTCTTAGCAGCGTAATCAGGACCAGCTTCGCATGCCGCACATAGCTCAAGCTGCATCTGCAGCTGGGCAGACATCTCCGCATTCATCTGCTTTAATAAACCGGCTCGATTAGCAATAGCATCATTGATGCTTTGTTCTAACGATGCCTGTGCGCTTAAGTCGTCGTTTTTGGCCAAAAGACTATCCTAATAGATTTGTATAGATAAATATTTACCCCGACAAAATCTCTATTCTAAATAATCTATAAGTTTTATTTTTAAGGTTAAAATGGCCATCTAAAACCGACCTTACTGGCAAATCTAGTAGCTTTGTACTTTTTATCTTCTAAAAGGCGGTCGACCTTTTCAAAACTTTCTTCTTTTTCTAAAGCTTCATACAGATTTCTAGAAGCCTCGAGTACCTCTCTATATGCAACAGTCTTCCCTGACGTTCCCTTCAGTTTAACTGCCGGCTTAAGTCCAAGTATATATGCAGCTGAAGCTGCAAAAAGTTTTTTCTTATCATCTGACATAATGAAACCTCCAGCGATAATAAGTATCACTCAATTATGTAAACCTACGGAGTTTAGCTGGCGGCTGCTGCCTATGTCTACCTTGCATGGCCCTTGTTTCTGCGTCATTATCATGCGCAGCGCGAGAACCATTTGCTTTTTTAATTTCTTTGTTGAGTCTTTCAATAAACCAAATTCTTTGCCAGATAGGAATATTGTAACACTCTATGAAAGAGAAACCCATATAGTACATGAGCAAAAAAGCATGCTCTAAAAATATCTCTTTATGACTCGGAGTCAGGCCAAAAAAAGCTGGCGCCTAGTGGCAACCGTACCTCCGAATGCTCGAGGCACGAGTTGCAGTCCATCCATGCCTTCATTTCAATTCCAGGCTCATTTTTATCCATATGCTTTCTTAAAAATAGAGAATCTCTAGCTGGCATATTTCTGATAAAGAATCCAATCTTAGATCTATCGGTTATTCCGTCAACAGAAATTATAGAATAGCTTAATCTTGTAGTAACTAATGAATCTGCAACTTGACCAGACTTCTTCTTTCTTTCATTAATGGTAGATATTTCTTGCTCTACTTGGCCAGTAAGATACTTGTAGCGAACTTTCTTCTTTGTTACTGGAAGCTCTTTTTCAAAAACATTAGACCCAATAGCAACTGGATCTTCCTGAAGTCTCATAATATTAAGAGTTGAGAGATCGAAATCTTGCTTAGACCTCTGCCCACATGCTGGACAGTCTACTTCTACCTTGTAATCTTTTCCGTAACCTGTAATTCGAAGTGCGGTCATAATAGCATTTCTGTCTCCAGTTAGCATATCATCCGGATCAAACCCTGGGGATACTATACATGATCTTAATAGGTGAGTAATAACTGTGCCCTGTTTAATCAAAGCTTTGGAGGTTAGAATATCTTCTTCTCTAGCCGTCATAGCTCTAATCTGAACAGTTTCTGCAAGGTGCATAGGAGAATCTACTGAATAGGTAACTCCATTAGATGGCAACGGCACAGTTTCTACTGGGATTTCGAAACCAAAGTCATCTTTCATGACATTGCTTGTTGGCATACTTGGCCTATCTGAAGGCTGGGAAGGACCCTGGCCTCCGGTAAAAACTTCGTTTCTTTTTGATCTATCTGGTGTATCTGACACAGTTTAACTCCATAGCTATAGGATTAATTATTATTCTTCCATAAAAATCGATAATGTTAAATAAAAAAGGGCACCACAGACGTGGTACCCAAATTTAGTTTAGGTTTAAAGAAAAACTTAAGAGTTTTAAAAAACAATCAGTATTGTAGTACGCAATTATCGAATCTGATTCCCAGCGAAATCTCAGTTGGATCTTCCGCAGTATAATCTAAATCGTTAAAGTTGGCGTTGTTGAGCATGCAACCCTTGAGGTCCCAGAGCTCTACTACGGTACCAACCGGATCAAGCATCTTGATCTGGCAGTCTCGCTTATAGAAGTCTGCGTAACCAGCACGACCAGAAACAGATTCGAAATGTGTTCTTACCCATTCCATTACCTGTTGGGCTCCAGATGGAGCGATAGGATCGTAAAGTGTTACAGTGATAGGATCAAAATTCATCTTTCCAGCGACGTATCTTCTGGAATTGATGAAGTGAAGCTCCTGCTCACTAAAAGTCATGTTTGGTCTAGTTGCTGCCTTCATTAAGAAAGCGTCAATGCCCTCGATAGCAAAAACCCACCTAAATTTTCTTTTGGGTTCAAACTTGTTCGGAAGCATATCCTGTACTGCTAGAGTTTCGGCCATTGTAGTTTCTCCTTAATCACTTATAAGTTAAGTATTATATCTCTAAGTTTTTTATATCTCTGTTCCATTATTCGTGACAACAAAGTCAAGCGAAATAAATTCTACAGATCTTGTAGGCTGGAGGAATATCTTTCCTCTCACTGTATTATTTTCAATATCAGCCTGGGTGGTTGTGGTAGTATCAATTACTACCTTGAATCTATCAAGTCCCTGCTGCTGTTGAATCCTTTGTAGAACTGGATTAACTGCAGCTGAGAATCTTGCCAAAGTACTCTCTCTATTTGGTTCAAAGAGGAAGGTATCAGCAATTTTTCTTACTTTTCTTCTAATATCAATGAGAAGTCTTCTCACATTTACTCTATCCAATGAAGATGCAGCCGCGAGGAGCGTCTTCTGTCCGAATATAACGGTCCCATCTGTGTCGGGGAACGAAGTAATTGGGTTGATATCAGCATCGTAAAGAGCATCAAGATTATTACGACTTAACTTAACTTGAGATTCGAGAACATCTTTCAACGCGCCTCGAGTAAATCCAGCAGGTGCGAACCATGGATAAGCAACCTTGTCATTAAGGCCAAATGCTCCAATAACCGCCACAGATGGTGGACACCTTAAGTTAGTTAAAGTAGCTGGATCCTTAATTATAACATCTGGGAAATATGCCGCTCCAAAAGAGCTGTCCATAGTCCTATTCTTAAAGTCTGCAACAGTGTTATTAACACCAATCTCTGAAGCTGAAGATGTTACAACGTTATTTAGGGTATCTCTCTCTTCAATATCCATAATATAAATTGCATCAAATCTCTCTTCAGTTTTGTCTAGCGCGTGATCAGTTACATTAGATTCTCTAATTCCTGGAACTGCAAGAATCTGAATATCTACATCACTCTTTTCAGCCATTACGTCCAAAGCTTTTCTGTAAGTACCAACCGTTGGGGCTGCAGTAGCTCCCTGATTAGTATCATCAATCTCTCTGTTACAAGCAACTGATAGCATCTTAGATTTATCATCATCAAAGAGGTTAACTCCGTTAAACCCTCCTTGGACGAAAAAGCTAAACTTAAAGTATTTCTTTGAAGCTTGCTGGCCAAAGTCTTTGGCTACGTTTAAGAACCTTCCTTGGTGGAACGTTGCATCTGATTTTTCGAGGCTAGAAGATAACTCAGCATTTCTCATATAAGTAGCTGCTTGCCACTCATTAGAATCTACTATGTCGCCAGACGACTTAGTTAATACTTGCACTCTTTCCAGAGTAAACAAGTTGTTATTAAACAAGTCTGAATCCAGCACGCAGCCGCTCTTAGTTTCAGTTCCAGTGTTTCCACCCTGCCAAGCTTTTTCAATCCCAGTACCGAAGTCCGGGAAATACTTAGTAAAAGCTCCAGCAAAAGATGCATTTAATACCGTATTTTTGTTGGGTTCTGCAATGCTATCGACCTTTTGGAACATCGCTCCCCAGTATAGATCTGGATCAGAGCGCTTTGTGGTTCCTGTTCCTCTTGCTACCGTAGTTCTTACTGGAACTGGTGGGGTTGTAATGTTTCCACCCCAGACTCCACCGGCTAAAATTCCGCCGGCAGCAGCATTTCCATCGTAAGCTACTGGATAGGATGGAGAAGAAAGAACTGTTCCGCCGTTTCCTCTTGTTGACGATCCAGAAGTTACTAAGTGGTGTGGACCTCTATATCCAGTTGGAAGAGCTGTCTTGTCCATTGTGGCATTATCCACTTCACTGTCCATTTTAACTCTTATATAAACCGATTTATTAGAATGTGCACCCTCTATAACTAGTTTTTGACTGGCAACAGACTTATCAAAATCGAAATATGCGTACATATCTCCGACTCTTCTTCCAATATAATTTTCATCATTTGGATTTAAAGTCAATCCACGGAATGACTCCAGAACTTGTGGCTCGGTATCAGTGTCGCCGAAGCCTCTTACTACTAAGTCAAACTTACCATAATCATTATCTATATTAGAGTTAGCAATATTCTCTACCGAGACCTTCCAAAGCGAGTTAGCGTAATCGCCATCATCTAAGGCATGAATCTGGAATAGATTCTTAAACTTGCCGCCGAACTTCTGAGATATAATCCAAGGAGAAAATGCGGTTCTAAATCTAGTACTAAAGTTTTCATAGTTTGGAACTCCAACGTAAGTGGCTGTTCCAGCGCTACCATTATTCCACGCAGCGTATGAAGATGTAACCATGAACACTGAAGATTCTCTATTGGCTATAGAACTACTCTGGTGATTCGCAAGAATTCCAGAGCCAGTAATAACTGCAAGAGCGGTGTCAATATCGTATCTAGCGTAAAGATAATGGCCGGCGTTTTGAATCTTCGTTGGGTCTGTGTTTAAAACAGTGGGGAAGAAGTTAGAGTTGTTGGGAGACATCGAGCACGTTATAACATTTGGATATTCTGAAGTGTGCTTGTGTCCATTTAAGATAACAACGAAGGAATAATCATT